ATGCCTATGCCCTCATGATTATGGGCGGCTGCGGCCACGCCGTCGGTATCATCTTTGGCGCATTCGCATTCCGTGCCACAATGGCCGCCGCCTCTAAACTCACCGCCGTAGCCAAAAAATAACGGACGTACAAAACTTTAAAAGAAGGGAATTAAAGTGCTGATATTACAAACAGGCGTACCCGGTTCGGGCAAAACCTCATCCATCATTGCCCTGCTTATGCAGGACGAAAGCTACACACATTACACAGACAGCGAAGGCGTGAAACGCGAAAGGCCGCTTTTTACCAACGGCATACCCGATTTAAAAATAGAACACAACGAACTGACCGACGAACAAATCAAAGAACAGCCGTTTCAGGACTTTTTACCTTACGGCTCGCTGGTTGTGATAGACGAAGCCCAGCGGCTCTTTCCAACACGTTCAGCCGCCGCAAAAGTACCGCCCTATATCGAAGCATTGGCTACACACCGGCATCACGGCTTAGACATAGTATTCATTACCCAGCATCCCAGCTTCCTTGACAGCTTCGTCCGCCGGCTCGTCCAAAGACACATGCACATCAGCATCAAACCTGTAGGCCGTAAACTTTATGAATGGAATGAATGCGTAGATCAGCCCGAAAGCAGCCAAAATATAGCCCGCGCCATAGAAGTAAACTTTAAACTGCCTAAAGAAGCTTTCGGCATGTACAAATCGGCGGAAATACACACCAAACCGAAACGCCGCCTGCCGAAAAGCTTGATATTCCTAATCTTCTTCCTTCCTGCCCTGCTTGGTTACGGCTGGTATACCTATACGCGTATGAGCGCAAAATTCATGGAGCAGGAAAACGCCGAAGTAGTAAGTACCGAAACGCCCGATAACGGCCAAAATCCACAAACGGACGGCCAAAGCAAAGGCGGCCAAAACTACAAAACGGCAGACAACGGCAAAACCAACCTGCAAAACGGCCAAAACCTCACGCCCGAAATGTTCGTTCCGACCATACCCGAAAGAGTCGAATCGAAACCGATTTACAACAGCATACGACAAGTGCAACAGTACGAGAGATTGGCGGCCTGCATAGACGGCGGAAAAAGCGGATGCACCTGCTATACAGACCAGGCAACCAAAATTAAAGAAATACCGCAGAAAGAGTGCAAGCAGTACGCTAAAGACGGCCTTCCGTTCGATCCGTTCCGACAACCTCTGGTAACAGCCCCCATGATGCCGCAACAGCAGGAAACGCCCGTAGAAGCGCCGAAGGTTGCCAGCTTGGGCGGCCAAGACAAACTAACCTTACTGCCCGATTATACGAAAGGTCCTACGGCTCAATAGTTTTACAAAAATTAACTTTTATCTAATTGCATTACCGCTAAAATAGCGGTAATATACACACATCGGCAGACAACAAGGCCTGCCAAAACATGATTAACCAACTGACCACCCACGGGCGGATAGGAGCAAAAAATGAAACCTGTTAAATTTATTAGTGTAATGAAAAGCGAAGTGCCTGCTTATGTATCTCAAAACGGTTATATTTACGAAGGAAATGAATATAATTTAGTTAAATTCGAGGCATCGTGCAAAGAGGGTTATTGGGGATATTTAACAGATAAACAAGGCAATAAAATTACACGCGGTAAAAAACTTTGCAGCGGAAATACTGCTAAATTTGGGAAAATTGTCTTTGAACGAATTTAATCTTAATTGACAAATAAGATTATACAGAGTAAATTAAGGACTTCAGCCGCTTCTGTGGCTGCGTGTTAAAACAAAAGTAGTAAGACAAAAGCCGCCTGAATTCCTCAAGCGGCTTTTGTTTTTGAGGTAAGTCATGGCAAAAGGTAGGACAAGCATTACAGAGCGGCTTAAAAAGAGCCAAAAACGAGAGGCGCGCCGCGAAATGGCGCATGAATGGGCTGATAAATGGGAGCAAGATTATTTAAGCCTATTATCTCAAATAAAGCAAGCAATAAACAAAGGACATGATGATGACCTTATCGACTTATTTGTTGATTTGCGCGGCCTCCAACAGCCCAAATTTGAGGCACTGCATAGAGTAATTGATGAGTTAATAACGCCGACACGGGAGCTTATTGATGATTGATAATATGGAGCTTGGCTATACTCCAAGAAATCTTAGATCAATTCGGAAAAAATACGGATTGACGCAGCAGGCTGTAGCGGATTTATTGGACGTAACTATATCTGCTTTGCAACGTTGGGAGGCTGATATAGATTTAAAAAGTCATGCTGATATGCCTATCAGAAAATGGTTTGAATTATTAAGTAAATTATAAAATTGAACAGCTATATTTTTCTGATTAAACCCTGCACCGCCGGACGTTCGGGGGAAGCGGAAAGGTGTCAAGGGGGAAGCTTTGTAAAGATTGAGCAGCGCAGCGGAACAATCTTTACGAATACCCCCTTGATGCCTTGTAGCTGACCCAACACTCTAGCCCGTGGGCTGGGTGTCAAAGCGAAGCGGCGACCCCTGCCCGCGCGGCGTCGCAAGTGAGACTGGGGGCGCGGGGGCTAG